CGATGGCAGTAACAATCGACGCAACGGTAGGGGGCGCAAACGCCAACAGCTACCAAACACTGGCGGAAGCACAAGCCCTGATTGATGGGTTTGTGGAGGATGATGACGTGGTGGCATGGGGTACGGCTACCACTGATCAAAAGAATCGTGCGCTGGTATCGGCTACCCAGCGCCTCGACCGTGAGCGTTTTCTAGGTGCAAGGGCTACTGATACTCAAGCGTTGCAGTGGCCACGAACAGGCGTACGGAAGCCTGATACCTACATCAACACCTACGCCGTAGGCTTCCCGTTCCGCATCACGACTGATTACTTTACCGACACTGAGATTCCAACTCAGATCCAGTACGCACAAGCGGTGCTAGCCGTTTACCTGAACAACAACAAAGACGGGCTTGGCTTGTCTGGCATTGAGGATTACAAGCGCGTTCAAATCGGCAGCCTTAGCGTTGAGGCTGCAGGTGCTAGTACCATGGCAACTGGCGCTGATCGCGTCCCACCGATCTTTGAACGATATTTGACCGGGCTTAGAATTAGTGGACCAGGCAACTTTGCTATTCGCCGGAGCTGATCATGGGATACGCCTATCCTGGTGCTGAATACATCAGCGACACCGCTGCTCATACTGGGCGCTTTGCCAAGATCTGCGCTCTTGAGGATTCGGTGATTGCGACGCTAGTTGCTGAGGATTACACCGGCAATGCTTTGACTGCGGTGCCTCTCAAGGCAACAGGTGAGATGTACGGCATCTTCACTAGCGTGACCCTAACAAGCGGCACTGTTGTTGCCTACCGGATCTAATCATGTCCATTCAGCAGGCGATTGACAATACCTACAGCATCGGCGGTGATTTTGTCACTTCCACTGATGCTAAAACCGGGCGCTGGAATCGGATTGTCATTCTGAAAAACAACACTAGCTTTTCTGCCCTGACCGCTCAAAACTGGACTGGCAACAACCCTGTTGGTGAATCATTCCCTGCAGGCTTTGAGATCCAGGGCGTCTTCACCGCTTTTACCCTTAACTCAGGCGGTGCTGTTATCGCCTACAAGATCTAGCCATGGCAAAATCACACGGCGGCGCTAGTCATGTTGATTACGCAATCGGTGCTGAGCTGATCACTGACACTGTTGCTCATACCGGCAAGTTTCACCACATCGACTTTTACGAAAACAGCACAATCACCGCAATTACTTCGACAAACATTATTGACAACAGCTTTGCTGGTGCTCAAATAGACCAAGGCGCTCACCTGACTGGTTACTTCACCAGTATTCAGCTCCAGAATGGCGCCTGCATTGCTTACAAGATCTGATGGCACTCGCAACCTCGCTACGCAAGACCGCATCCAAACTGATGGCAAAGTTTGGCGGTGAGGTTACATTCCGCCGCGTTACGGCTGGCGCTTATAACCCCACGACCGGCACATCAACGCCATCGACTGCAACAACAACTGTGCGTGGCGTGCTTGATAACGTCAGTGAGCGTGATATCAATGATTTGATCAAGGGCACAGATAAGAGGCTGACGATTGCTGCTGCCGACCTAGCCTTTGAACCTGCCGTATCAGATCAGGTGACAGTCGCTAGCCGTATCATGCAAATCGTCCAGGTCAATAAGATCGAGCAGGACAATACGGCGATTGTGTTTGAAGTCATCCTGAGGGAATAACATGGCACGCGTTATCAAGTTTGATGAGATCGGTAAATACACAGAAGAACAGTTTGAAAAGCTGCTTCGAGCAGCAGTCCTTGAAACTGATGCAAGGCTGAAAAACGAAAGCCCTGTTGATACTGGACGGTTTCGTGCTAGCTGGGCAATCGGTCAAAACTCAGCACCGTACCAAGGCAAGCCGCCAGGCGAGTATTCTCAATCACCACCGCTAGCGGTGAACTATCAGCTCGGCAACGAAAAGCCCGGCAACATCTACAGCATCCATAACAACCTCCCTTACGCTGAGCCGCTAGCTGCAGGCTGGAGCAAAAAGGCGCCTTCAGGCTGGGTCGATACGGTTGCAAAAAACATGCAAGCATGGGTTAAGTCCCAAGCCGACAAAATCGGTCGTGAGTCATGAGCCTAAATACCATCCGTGCTGCTATTGAGAACCGCATTGCAACTGAGTTTGCAACAGCGCCAGTATTGTCTGTTGCCTATCAAAACGTCCCGTTCACACCACCAAACAATGCAAGCTGGATTCAGACAAACATTGTCTGGGGCGATTCTGCTTACCTAACGATCCTGACAGAATCAAATCGCGGCACTGGCGAAGGGTACGACCGCAGGGCTGGCACTTTGTCCTTCAACGTCTACAGTCCGCGTGGTGAAGGCCCAGGTGCAGCACTCACAATCGCTCAGCGGTGCATTGACCTGTTCTCACGTTTGCAGCTACAAAATATCAAGTTTGACCCTGCAAATGGTCCGCGCACCATCGAACCCGCTGCGCCAGAAGGGTTTTACCAAGCGCAGATCTCCATAACTTTCGAGGCTTACGAGCAAAGCTAGACTTCATCTAGCCACTTACCGTTCAAAACATGGCTACCGTTCTGTCCGGTACGTCCGGCGCTCTTTATTACAAGCCTGCTGGCACCAAAGCCACGTTTGGCGAATCCGCTGTGACCGTCGCTGATGACGAGATCACAGTTGCTACCTATCTAAACTTCAAGGTTGGCGATCCTGTCGTTTTCAGTGTGGTGAACACTGAAACTGGCGGCAGCGGCACCGGCACCCTGCCTGCTGGCATCAGCGCGGCTACCACTTACTACGTCATTGCCTACGCCGCTTCGACTGGCGTGCTGCAGGTTTCGGCAACGGCTGGCGGTTCTACCATCACCATTACGGATGATGGCACTGCCGTTACGCCTAATGCTTTCCAGGTGGAATATGCCAGCTACGCAGCAGTTGGTGATGTCCGCGAGTGGTCGTTTGAAATCACTCGTGAAGAGATCGACGTGACCACCATCGGTCAGTCGCTTGGACAGTACGCTCCCTTCCGCCGTTATATCACCGGCTTTGCTGACGGTGAAGGTAGCTGCATGGTCTACACCACGGATGATGACACCAATCTGTCGAACCGCATGATCCAAGACGTGATCCAGCGGCAGCAGACTGGCGCCTCGTTCAAGCTGTACATTGACCGCATCCTGAGCAGCGGCAACCCTGACGCTACCCTTAGCCGTAGCGTTGAGTTTGAAGCAGTGCTAACTTCTGCCAGCTTGACCGTCAACCCTGACGATGCCCAGATGGTAGAAATCGCCTTCCGTCCTGCTGGCGCTCCTACTTTCGACTTCAGCAAGAGCTGATAGCCTGAAATCGGGAGAATCAGATGCCCCTGGGTTGTGCCGGGGGCTTTTTCATGCTTAAAGTAGAGCGAACTCACAGATTTTTATGTCAGCCCAGCCTGTCCGTGCATTAGACCGCCTGAAGAAGGCAGCAAATCTGGTGCCCTTGAAAAAGACTGTAGAGCTAAGCGATGGCTCTGAGTTTGAGTTTTGGCACACTGCGCTGACGATGGCAGAGCGTGAGCGTGCCACGAAGGCTGCTGGCAGCAACGATCCTAATGCTCTGGCAATTCAGCTTTTGGTTGCAAAAGCACTGGATGAGAATGGCGCCAAGATGTTTTCTGCTGGTGAGGTAGCAGAACTGAAGAATGAAGTACGTGACAGCGATCTGCAGCGGATCATCCTGGCACTGATCTCTGATGACCTTGTGAACGTAGACACGGGAAACTAAAGCAGGAGCTAAAGCGCGACAAGCTGCTGATGCTCCAACTTTCCTTGGCTAAGGAACTAGGCTGCACCTTGGCTGAACTGGTTGAAAAGGTAACAACAGAAGAGCTGCTGATCTGGAATACGTTTTTCAGAATCGAACGGGAGGAAGCACAAAAGGCGGCACAACGTCGGAAGTAGACTAAACGTATCGACGAGGTAGCACTGTGGGCGTCGTTGCCAATATTGCCGTCAATCTTGACGCTAGTAAGGCGCTTGCTGGTCTGAAAGGGCTTGATGGAGCTGTTAAAGGACTGGGCGGAGCAGTAAGCAAAGTTGGTCAGGCAATGACCGGCTTGGCTGGTATTGCCGCAAGTATTGGCGCAGGTGCAGCTGTTAGTGGATTTGTTAAAGCAGGCGTTGAAGCTGAACGCACAGCAAAGAAGATTGCTGCGTTAAGTGGGCAATATAAAGAGACAGCACAGTTAAATGCAGTTGCTGCTAAGGCTGCTGATCAGTTTGGCATCGGGCAAACAAGAGCAGCCAATGCAGTTGCTGATTTGTACGGACGATTGCGCCCAATGGGCGTCAGCCTTAAAGATATTGACACGACGTTCACTGGTGTCAATAAAGCTGCTGCGTTGATGACATTAAGCGCCGCAGAAACGGAAGGTGTAATGCTACAGCTTAGTCAAGCAATGGGTTCTGGTGCACTGCAGGGCGATGAATTGCGTTCAATTATGGAAAGATTGCCTGCAGTTGGTCAGGCAGTTGCTGATGTGATGGGCGTCAGCGTTGGAGAGATCAAGCAGTTAGGTGCAGACGGGAAAATTACGACGGACATAATTATCAAAGCAATGGAAAAATTAAGCAAAATACAAGCACCCCCTCCTGATTCATATAAATTATTCCAAAAGGCAATCGAGGACTTAAATACAGCAATTGGAACTAAGCTACTCCCAATTTTCACGCCACTTGTTCAAAAGATTACGGAACTTGTAGACAAGTTCCAAGAGCTAGGAGTTGGCACAAGCATTGCACAAGCGTTAGTGCCAATAGGTGATGCGTTGCTGCGGATGCTTGAAGCATTCATGCAGCTTGATCCTGGGATGCAACAATTCATCATTCAGTTTGGCGCCATCGCAGGTGCCATCTCACTTGTAATTGTTCCCCTCGGAATTATTGTTGGATCTATCGGAACACTAATCACAGCTGTTGGATCAGTTATCGGTGCTCTTCAGGGCATGGCAATTCTTTCAACGATTGCCGGGTGGCTTGGAGCCTTGATGCCAGCCATCGGTGCTCTAGTTACTTTCTTGACTGGTCCCATAGGTATTGCAATCGCCATCGGTGCTGTGATTGCTGCACTGATTACATTCAGAAGTGAGATTGCAGCAGCATTTCAACCTGCTATTCAATGGGTCCAAGACTTGGCTGGCGGTTTTGGCATCTTGTTAAATGAAGCTGGTAAAGCCGCTCAAGGCATTGTTCAGTGGTTCGGGCAACAATTCACGACTTTATTTGAAAAGATCAAACAGCCATTTGAGCAGGGCTGGCAATGGATTCAACAGAACTTCCTAACACCTATTCAAAACGCTATTCCACAGACGATTGAGTTTATACAAGGTGCTTGGGCGCGGATGAAAGACATCATCTCAAGTCCTTTTGTCGCAGCAATCAATATCGTTAGGGGTGCTATTAATAGCATGATTGGCGTCGTTGAAGCTGGCATTAACGGTGCAGTTGGAGCCATTAATCGTCTAATTCAAGGTGCAAACAACATCGCCTCACGAGTTGGTTTGCCGCAAATCCCGCTACTGCAGAATGTATCGCTACCTCGTTTTGCTGATGGTGGCGTTGTAAACGGTCCAACACTTGCAATGGTTGGCGAAGGCGGTGAGCCTGAGTACATCGTGCCGCAAAGTAAAGCTGCAGGTTTTGCTCAAAACTGGATCTCAGGCAAACGCGGTATTGGAGCAATCCCTGGCTTTGCTGAAGGCGGTATGGTTATGCCTAGTGCCAGCGTTAGCATCCAAACAGGACCAGTCACCCAGATGAATGGCACCAACTACGTCACCACGCAGGATCTGAGCCGTGCCGTACAGGCTGGCGTTAATCAGACTCTGAGCCTGATCGCTGGTGATGGCAGCGTGCGCCGTCAGCTGGGGATGGCGTAATGGCTCAGTACGATCTGCTGTGCTTCCTTGAGTATTACGCTGATCGCACAAGCGTGTACGACATCAGTACGGGCAAACGTGCGCCTACGCGCAGATGGCAGAACTTTTACCAAGTGCCGCAGGATCTGTCAGTGGTGGATTCTGATGTGCAGGGCAATTTCGTCTACATCCCCTTCACTGCTGAAGGATTCACGTTGCGACCTGCCAACAGCATTGGCGAACTATCAATCGAGATCGCTGCCACTGGTGACATCATTGATCTCACCGATACAGCCATTGGCGCCGGGCGTCTTGTGATTGCTTCGCTCTACCTGCAGGATGCTGGCAAAGATGAGCTAGACGCAGCCAGCGCCACACTGGTTAGCCGATACATCGGCGGTATTGATGGCGCTGAAGTAAGCGACACCTCAGTGAACTGGTCAGTCAGTCCTGTGATCGACAAAAGCAAGCCTCAGATCCCAACGCGCAAGGTGGCGTCTGATTTGATCGGGAGGTTCACAGGGCGATGAGACAACTGCTAGCGATCAACCTGCAAGTGCGCTGCGCTGATGGCGCCACGCATGATGGCGTCAAGTTGTTTGTAGAAAACAACCGCCGCGTCTACATTGCCGAGGATGGCAGCGAGCTGACTGGCGTGGACTGCATTGACCAATGCACCTCAGTGGTGCCGCCTATGGTGCTAGCAAGGGCGCTGCACGCCTGCAGGGAGTGTGAGTGATGGGAATTAACACCGGCTATGCAGGCACACCTCCGCCTCGGCGTGGAGGTAAGGATCTCAGTTCGCTTGCTGAATTGCGCGAGAGATTTGCCGCACGAATGGAAGCGGCGAACAGTCGGGAAGTTAAAAGAAGGCAGGCAAAAGATCAGCCATCAATATCGCCATATATCAAGCCACGGCCAGCACGGGCGACTCAACGCTCTCAATCATCACCGCAAATCAAGTCGGCACCAAACCAAGCGGCAGCTCAACAGGATCGAGCACCATCAAACCGCAAAACACCTAAGGCAGATCTGGGCGCACAGCAGACCATTGCAACTGCTGGTGAGACTGTGCCGATTGTGTTCGGCAAACGCGTCAGCGATAACGGAGGTGTATGGGTGCAACCTGCGCTGGTGCGAGCTGGATCAAACTTCTTTAAGGGCAGCTTCCTGTTCCCGGTCAGTCAGGGCGAGATCGTAAGCAGCCCAGTCAAGCATCGTGTATGGGTTGGCCTGCGCAACATGGCGTTTTTGGCTGATCAGACGATTACGATCAGCAATATCTACAACAGTGCGGCAACGCTTGCCGCTTCCCCTGGCACGTGTCCAATCCTTGGCGGTGGACTGTATTGCGGCAATGAGACATATTCTTATTTGGCTGAGCCGTTGCCTGCTTCAGGCGAGCAAGTGGACCGGCAAGATTGGACTGCAACAAGCTATTACGGTTTGCGCAGAATAGCCAGAGGAACCGGCGACACAACAAACGCAGCGCTCAAGGCTACAATCGAGGTTTATGACAACATAACGGGCGCAGATCTAACCTCAGCATTCTGGGCTTACTTGGGACTGCCGACTAATACAGAGGCATTATTTAATGCGGTGATCACATCGACCGGCTTGATCACTGGCGGTTATGCGATAGGCGTTGTTCAGGATTTTATTGGAGGCGCAAACATTCCGGCGGGCACTGCATCGGGATATACAGCGCCACCAGATGCAACACTAACCGCCATCGGCTCATCCGGCAGCGTGACATGGCGATATACAGGCGTTGGCGTGGACAATCAAATTGATCCAACAAAAGCCGCCACGACTGGCACGCTTGAAGCCGTGCAGGATGAGTTTGTAATCAGCAAATACGCCGACCCTACCAGCACGCCAACAGCTGATAACTCATCGTTTGCGGATATCACATTCCTCAAGGTAGTGGGCGACATCTACGATCCACCCGAGTCTGGCAGCTACCCAACGACTACACGCCAGATCTCGGTCTACTACGAGCAAGGCGTGAAAGTTGACCTTTATAGTGTCGGGCTAGTCAGCGGCAGCTACACGCAAGGCGCCAGCAATCAGCTGGTGGATCTGGCGATGTATCTGTTCACGATCTACAAACGCGTAAGCGCTACAGATCCTGACGTAGCGGTACCGATCTATGTAGACAACCTAGAAGACATTGCCACATTCTGCGATGAATACAGCCTGCACTTCAATGGCGTGATCTCTGAGGCCTTGAACATCGTTGAATTTCTCAGCGAAACAGCCCCCTATTTCCTGCTGTCGTTCCAATCAAACGGCGGGCAGTATCGCTTCTCGCCACTGCTGCCGCTTAACGTCAGCCAAGAGATTGACGCCACTGCGCTGACACCTGCAGCGACCTTTACCGAAGCCAGCATCCTGCCAGGATCATTCAGCAAAACCTACGTTTCAGCCGCAGACAAAACCGACGTCAATGCGGTGATGCTATATCGCAAGAATGACCCGGACGCTATCGGCACACAGCAAACGGTGCAGGTGCGTTACAGCGGCGTGAGCTTGGATGCCCCGGTGGAGCAGTTTGATCTCACCGACTTCTGCGCTAACCGCGATCACGCCATCATCTACGGCAAGCACTATCTTGCCCGGCGTAAGTATTCCGTCCATGCGATCAGCTTTGCCACGCCGCTTTCCACCGCAGGGCTGGCACCCACGGATGTGATCAAGGTGCAGCGGCAGCGGATCACCAGCACGGGCGACAACCGCACCGAAACGGAGTGGTACCAGATCACGGCAATCAACCATCAGACCGATGGCACCACCAGCATCGAGGCGGCGCAGTTCCCGGTCAACGGCAGCGATGAAGCTGTGATCAGCGATGAGGTGCTGAATGGCACCTTTACAGTGGTGTGATGGCTACCTTCCCCTCAATCACACCGAATACGAGAGTCTTTGGATTAGGCAACTATCCACAGCAAGAATATTCTGGCGTTGATGGGGGAAGCGTTCGCTTTTTGTACGGATCAAAGCGCGTATCGCAAACGCTTTCGTTTTCGTATTCAAGCATTACAGAAGCAGAAACTAATAGTATTTACGATCACTATGACGGACAGCAAGGCGGGCTAATTCCTTTTGATTTGCCAGCTGCAATCTGGGCAGGTTATTCAACTATTCCGGTCGCGGCAGTTGATTACCAATGGCGCTATGCTGCGCCACCTGCTATTGAACCAACTGTTACAGGTCGGTTTAGCCTTACGATTGAGCTAGAAAGCGTGGTTATCTAAGGTGGCGGGAACATTTCCGGCAATAGCCCCAACCACTAGGACTTTTGTCCCTGGCGATACGCCACGTTCAATGCAGGTTGCATTGTCTGGCGCAACTGCTGGCTACAGACAAGGCAATCGCAGGGTTGGACAGAGTATCAGCTTGATATTTGGGCACTTAACCGAAGCCCAGATGAATCTAATACAAAGTCACTATATTTCGGCAAATGGAACTTATGACATCTTCTTTTTATCAGCAGAGATTTGGGGGGATTTTGAGAGCCCACCAGTGCCCTTGCTTAGTGATATTGCATGGCGCTATGCAGGTGCACCAACGATTGAGGACGTTTCGTTTGATCGTTTTACGGTAGAAGTAGAATTGATCAGTTATCCAATCAACACGGGGGATCTTGTCTTTGATGGTGGAGCTGCAGCAGCATCACCAGCGAGGGACTATATCCTTGATGCAGGTGGGGCAGCTGCAACGCCTGCCCGTGATTACGTCATCAGCCCCGGTGCAGCCGCATGAGCATCACTCTTTCTGCGCTACAGAAGCAACGCCGTGATACAGCTGCGAACTGGACAGCGGAAGATCCAACGCTGCTAGCTGGTGAGATTGGGCTTGAATCTGACACCGGCTACTGGAAGGTTGGGGACGGCGCTACGGCGTGGACTTCGCTTGCTTATGTAAGTGGGCTTGGCGCTGAGATCCCGGTTGATCGACTGGCTGATGGTGCAGCCCGTCAACTGCTGCAGACCGACGCAGCAGGCACTGGCGTTGAGTGGACCGATGACGTAGACGTGCCTGGCACGTTGGACGTGACCGGCGCCGCCACGTTTGACGATGACGTGACGATTCAGGGTGATCTGACCGTCAACGGCACCACAACGACAATCGACACCACCACGCTGGTGGTGGAAGACAAGAACATTGAAATCGGC